ATGTTATGATGAGAGCTTTGGCAGTAGGCACTTCTGCCGCTCATTTGTATGCAGGTAAGCATGACGTTGAGATTTCAACATCAAACGCAAGTTATGGATTCGGTGTTACAGTTTCCCTGTACCCCAGGGATAAGAACCGTGAACTGATACACGACAAGAAAGAGGACGGCAGAGAGGTATTAAGATCGCATCGCTTTGAGTTCCGCGAGTGGGATAGCCTGGATGTATTGATAAAGCAGTTCCGCGCTATGAATAAGTTTTTGAACAACCCCAAGGCGATAGGACTATGAAAAAGTTTTCAAGTGTTTGGCTCATCGTGAGCCTGTTCGTGCTGCCCTGCACGCTCGATCTGGAGAACGCCTGGTGCATACTGTTTATCCTCGCTAATTGGTGGGGCAGTTTCAGGACGTTCAAGCGACACAACCCCGAGTATATCAACGATTAACCAATAATAATGATTATGACAGAGAAACTATTGACAGAGAGGGAGGCGGAGATACAGAAACGTAACGCCGCCATAAGGAGTGATTATGCCAAGTACCGGGCACAGTTCCCGGAGGCAAGTGTATGGCGCATCTGCACAGAGCTGGCACGCAAGTACAGACTGTCCGCGATGCAGATTCGTAACCTGACAAAATGATGTGCAACGAGCAGCCGCAAGTAAACAAGGCCGGGCGTTACCCCGTCATGGAGGCCGCACGCCGTATGGGTTGTGACCGCCGGACGCTCTGGCGTTACGCCGACCACCTGCGCGTTCATCCGCACGTCAATGCGATCAACAACCGCCAGTATTTCACGGGCGAACAGCTCATCCGAATATGGAGGGCAGTAATGTAATACATAAGAAATTAACCTAAAAGTAAAAATTATGAGTGAAACAAAGAACACAAGCATCTACGCCAAGCTCGGCCAGGTTATGAAGGCTATTAAGGCGATAGACAAGAAGCAGAAGAACCAGCAGCAGGGATTTATGTTCCGTGGTATTGATGACTTTATGAACGAGCTGCATGACCTTCTGGCCGAGGCCGGTATCATCATCATACCGAGTGAGAAGGAGCATATACAGGAGCAGTACACAACGAAGAACGGCACGGCGCAGTTCCGCACCCGCCTGCATATGTCATTCACGTTTGCCAGCACCGATGACGGATCATCCGTTACGGCTGACGGCTGGGGAGAGGCTGCCGATTCAGGCGACAAGGGTTACAACAAATGTAAGAGCATCGCATTGAAGTACGTGCTTATGCAGATGTTCCTCGTGCCTACGAAAGACCTCGCCGACCCCGAGGCCAATACACCCGAGCCGGTGGTAGTGAAGGCGGAAGACCCTGACCTGGAACTCGTACTCCAGCTCGTCAAGGAGGCCAAGAGCGTAGAGGCCCTGACGAAAGTATGGAATGACAATGCCGGTATGAAGAGCAACAAGGCGTTCTACGCTGCCGTGCAGGCAAAGAATCGTGAACTGTCAGCAAACCTGGGAGCATGAAACAGATAGCATTGGTAGAGTCGCCGGTGGAGTTCATAGAGAACCGCGCCGAAGGGTTACACTCCTATCTGCTGGGTATGACCGAACTGACAGGAGTAACCACCATACTGAAGGAGGTTATCTTCCGTGATAAATACTCTGGTATTGACGAGGACGTGCTGCGTAACGCCGCCAACCGAGGTACGGCTATACATATAGGAATACAGGGGTGGATGACGGAGAACGTGGACGTGAGGCTGCCGGAGGATTTGACGCAGTACCACATGGACGTGATAGACGCCCTGAACGCATGGCGCAGTAACAGCGAGCTCGTATCACGCCGGGCAATAGCCGTCGAGTACCTGGTATCAGACTGCAAGACAGTCGCCACACAGGTGGATGTCGTAGAGCCGGACGGAGAGGGCGTGTCGCTGGGTGACATCAAGACAACCAGCACGCTTGACGAGGAATACCTGTCGTGGCAGCTATCCGTTGAACGTTGGCTGACGCAACGACAGAACCCCGGCTTGAAGGTGACACGCCTGCTGGCCTATTGGTATAACCGCCCGCGCAAGGAGTGGACGGTGAGGCAGATACCCGACAAGGGCGATATAGAGGTAGAGCGATTGCTGGCTGCCTGGATCGCCGGTGAGTTTTGGGGTATGCCGATGCCGAAGGATGCGAGCGTACCCGCACCTGTGATGTCAATAGCCGAGTGGTACGCGGATATGGAAGGCCAGATAAAGCAGCTCACCGCCAAACGTGACGAGTTTCGTGACCGCCTGCTGGCTGCTATGCAGGAACACGGCATTACACAGATCAAGACAGACGGATTCACCTGCTCGCTGGTCGGCGCATCGGAACGCCGCAGCGTAGATACCAAGCGTATGCAGTCCGAGCATCCCGAGCTGGCAGAACTGTTCAAGCAGTACGAGAAGGTGGCCCAGATAAAGGAATCAATCAAAATCGTGCTGAAATGAAAATAACCGTCATGACGAAACAAGGGAACAAGGCTGATATTGAGTGCAGCATTGTTCCCAGGGAGGGTGACAGCATCATAACCTATGGTATGCCTGAATTGTACGAGGACTGCGATTATGATTCACCGTCATGGAAGGTAACGGGTGTGATGCACTTTGTTGAGAAGGGAGAGCAAAAAGGTATTATGGTACATATTAAAAACGACGAAGAATGAATAAAATCATCTTAACAGGGAATATCGGGCACAGTGCCCAGAGCCGGGGAACGGATAACGGAGGTATGGTAACATTCACGCTGGCCGTGAACGAGCGCAGACGCAATGAACAGGGCGAGTGGGAAAACGCACGCACGGATTGGTTTGACTGCGTGCTGTACACAAGCAAAAAAGAGAGTTCCGATAAGATTGCACAGGTATTGCCGAGCGGTACGAGGATAGCCGTTACGGGCCGTATGTATTCGCGTGAGTACGAGAAGGACGGACAGAAACGTACCGGCTGGAGCGTGCGTGTTGATGAGTTCGAGATACTGCAGATGAAGGAAACGAAGTCTGACCTGCCAAGCTGAACCGCCATGAATCCTTTTGAAGAAACAATAAAGACATATCTGGAGGGCCGGGCACAGTCCGACCCCCAGTTTGCCGAGAAGTACGCCAACCCGAAGAAAAGCGTTGAGGAATGCTGCAAGTATATTATCGGCTGGGTGAAGGCAAGCAAACGTGAGGGTTTCAGCGATGCCGAGATATACGGCCAGGCCGTACACTACTACGATGAGGACGACATCAAGATAACCGAGGTGCAGGACGCGAAGGTAGTCGTGAACCATACCATAGAGCTGTCCGAAACGGAAAAGCGCGAGGCGCACGAGAAGGCCCGCCGTGAGTATGAGGCCGCCGAGTTGAAGAAACTCCAGGAGGCCCGCACGAAGGCGCAGCAGAAGAAAAAGGCAGAGCCGGTAGCGGCCATGTTGGATTTGTTCGGATAAGAAGCTATGAAACCGAGGAACAAACGTGAGGCGGCGGTGCTGGAAATGGCGAACGCTATGCCGACCCTGACCGCCGCGCATGAGGACTACTTGAAGGCCCGCTTTGAACGTGTGCTGTACTACCGAATGAACGGCACGTGCAAGTGTTCGGCGTGCGGTTACGAATGGCAGGAGATGCCGAGTACGGCCCGTTATTGGCGTGACAGTCTGTATAATGCGCTGGGTATGGCCGAGGATTACTGCCCGGAATGTAACGTAACGCTACGCCCGAAATACCAGCGTGACAGGTGGCGTGAAGTACAGAGGATATCAATGCAGGTTATGGATGAATGTAACGGTTGGCAGGTATTGCGTCATGCCCGTATGGATCGCACCGTATGGGACGGCCAGCCGACCCGTTACGAGATGAAGGAAGAATACCAGACGTGGCTCAACGATAAAGGACAGGAGGTAATCGTAACCCGTCCTTATACTCGTTCAGCATTTATGTTGAGTATCCGTTACGATGAGCCGTTTACGATTGGGCGACATAATATGTCCTATACCGGCTCATATTATTACGATGATATGTTTGTCCAGAGAGCTACGTATTTTTATCCGCGTGTCAGGATATCGGCTACATTGCGACGTAACGGCTGGGCAAAACGTTTCAACCAGGCACGCGCGGAGTATCGCTATGATATAGCACGCAAACTGCTGACAGATAACCGGCTTGAAACGCTGGCGAAAAGCGGAGAGAGTACAGGAGTAGTGATGCACTATGCACGTCACGCAGACCGATTAGAAACATGGTGGCCGCAGTTGCGTATCGCTATCCGAAACGGTTACAGGATAGCCGATGTTCAGATGTGGGAGGATATGCTCGGCGCACTCCAGGAACTCGGACGTGATATTCATTCACCGCATTATATCCTACCGGCAGACCTGATAAAAGAACATGACCGTTGGACGCGCAAACAGCAAGAAAAACGCACGCAAGAGGAACGGCGCAAGGCTGCCCAGAAGGATAGGAAGTATTACCTCACTCATAAGCAGTTTGAGGCCCTGCCGGAGAAACAGGGCCGTTTATTGATACGTCCGTTACTCACTGCCTCGGAATTGGTGTTGGAAGGTGAGGCGATGCACCACTGCGTAGGTACGTATGGCAACAAGCTGACAAGCCTTATATTGAGTGTGCGTGACATGAAAGGGTACAGACTGGAAACGGTAGAGGTGAACCTGAAACTGTATCGCATTGAGCAATCCAGAGCGGTAAACAACGGCATAACCGAGCGACATGACGAGATCCTGAATGCCGTTACGAAACTCATGCCGGAGATACGGCGTTGCAATAAAGCTGTGTGATGTGACTAAAATTTCTGCAAACAACGTAACGATGTTTCAAAAAATTTGTATTTTTGCAACGGGATTACTGAACAACGCTCACGGCACTGGGCGGAACGACCTATAAATAAGGGTTGCAAAGTAGGTGACAGACGTGCCGGTCAGTTACCGAAATGTAACCCTTTATTTTTGATAAATAATCAATGGAAGGTTTTGTAACCATACACCGTAAGATTCTGGATTGGGAATGGTACTCTGACGCAAACGTTATGAGGGTGTTTATCCACTGCCTGCTGCGTGCCAACTATCAGGAACGTAGTTGGCAGGGTAATATCATCGGGCGCGGTCAGTTAGTTACCAGCGTGAGCAAGTTATCCCAAGAGCTGGGGTTAACACCTCGTCAAATTTCGGGTGCGCTGGATAAGCTAAAAAGGACAAACGAAATAGCAATCAAAACGTCAAACAAAAATACCACCATAACTATTTGTAAATATGACGATTACCAGACCGTCGGAGTTGATGAATGTAAAACAAAAGGTAAAACAAAAGGGCAAACAAACGTAAAACAAAACGGAAATCAAACGGAAAACAAAGGTGAACAAATAAACAAAGAAAACAATAATAACAATATAACAAATAAACAAATAGATAAAAATACTACCCCTAAAGGGGATAGTACAAAAAAAACCTCCTTTGATTTCAGACGAGAACTAATAGAAACCTATCAAGTACCCGACTACGTTGTAGACACCTGGCTGGAGATACGGAAGAAAAAGAAGGCAAACAACTCAAAGCTCGCGCTTGACGCCCTGGTACGTGAGGCAGGCAAGGCCGGGATATCCGTTGCCGAGGCTGTAAGGAAAGCCGCCGAGAACTCCTGGCAGTCATTCCAGGCGTGCTACATTAAAGAGAGGGCTGGTTATAACAGGAACAACCCCCTGCCTACTTCCGCATCATTTGATGAGGCAGAGCGTTCCCGGCTGGAGGCCGAGATAAAGAAACAGAAGGCCGAGGTTGCAAAGGTACAGGCCGAGAAGGAGAAACGCGAGCAGGAGGAGGCGGAAAGGGAACGTATAAGGAGATTGAATGAATTAACAGGATTTGAGTATCAACCTAACGAACAGCAAGAATGAATGAAGAATCAATAAGAACGGCAATACAGACGGGCAACCCGTTTGGTAGCTACCCGGATTTCTATTCGCTGGAGAATCAGATTCGGTTTGCCTATAATGACGCGCTGAAACTGCGCGGACAGGGCAGCCAAGACCCGGCATCCGAGGAACGGTGCATCAGGATCATAGCAAAGACGCTCTATGAGGACTACCCGACAATGATTGATAACGAGCTGCCGATACTGATGCAAGCCGGTGTATCGGGTGAGTTCGGCAGGGATTGCTGGGTGTCGGGTGCTATGGTGCTGCAATGGATTCGACTATACTCACGACATCAGATGCGCCTGAATGTTATTGACGCGCAGCATGAGGAAAAGAAACAGTCACGCCTTACGAAAGAGGAAAAGGAGCAGAGGAACGAGAAGGCGTATAAGGATAGTTACGAGAAGGGCCTGCACTGTTACCGGCAGAACGGCACGATATTCCATAAGGACGGCTTTGCTATGGCCCAGTGGCCCGCGATGCTGTATGACGAGTACCGCAGGCGTGGTACGATACATGAACCGACGGATGAGGACAGGAAATATGCAGCGGAGAAAGCCGAGGTGCATAACCTTGAACACCCGCTTAAATTTCAACTTTCAACCGAGAGCATGAAGATACACCGTGAGGATATATTCAAGGCGTATCTGCTGGAGGCACACTATTTAGATTTACTACCGATATGAGCAAGGAGAATGAACCAAAGGAAAGACAGACATACCGAATGCAATGCAAGGACTACTCTTACGGGCACTGTGTGGCTCGTAGCGGATGGGACGTTATGGGATTTCACTATAACATGGCCTGCACGGGTGTTTGTGACAGGATGCACAGGTATGACAGCCGCAACGGACTGGAGGGCCGTGAGTTTAACGTGAGTAATGACTAATAAAACCGACGATGGATGTACAGGATAAGCAACAAGGACAGGCAAGACCTTCTGGCATTACTTCAACTGATGCAGGGGTACAAGCCGGAGGGCTTGCGCGAACAGAACAGGCTGCGCCGGGCACGAGCCGCGCTGAAAAAGCTGCAACGCTCGCAGCAGACGTAGAACGGGCGATGTACCTCGCCGCCGAGATAGCCGGAGTGAACGTGCGCGTGCTGACAAGTCATAACCGTTGGGAACGGCCCTGTATGATGCGGCAGATTGCGGCCTACTGGCTGTATAAGGTGAGGCAGTACACACAGCGCGAAATCGGCTCGGTATTCTGCCGTGACCGCAGCAGTATCTATCACGCCGTAAACAGGATCGGTGAGCTGCTGACGATAGGCGACAAGCAGATAACGGAGCTGTGGCAGGAGTTCAGTACGAGGATAACTGATTACAAACCAATAAAGATTACAAAGAGAATGGGAGTATTACACGATTTGGAAGGAATGCCCGAGTGGCAGAAGAAACGCGAGTACCTGGCACGCCTGCTAACCAACCTCACGTTTGAGGTGGCTGACGTGCTGGAGACACTGTGGATAGAATGCGAGGAAAGAAACGCAGAATGCGGCTATCAGATGAGGCAGGAGGAAAAACGGCACTTCAAGGCCGCAAAGTATCACCTTAAGGCGTTCCGGGGTGCGACACGTGCGCTGGACACCGAGCAGCAGGAGAGCTTCGGAAACGATGCCGAAATGCTGCTTGACCTGATATATGCCGCCGTGACCCGCACGGGAACGGACGATACCATTATGCGCGGTTTTCTTGAATATATAATGGCACAGCCTGACAGGGTTGGTTTAGATGGTGTACGCAAAGGAGGCGAGATGTTTGAGGAAATCAAAATACGACTGGCAAAAGAAAGGATTGAGGCAAAAACAAAGTAATCTATGGAGGAAATTTGGAAACCAGTTGTAGGGTACGAAAACGCCTACGAAGTAAGTAACCTCGGACGTGTCAGGTCTGTTGATAAATACGTAAACCATAACCCCAGCGGTATGGCGTTAAGGAAGGGCCAAATACGAAAGCAAATACTCACAAAAGACGGTTATTGTAGGGTTTCGCTATGGGATAAGTACAAAGGGAGATACTTTGCAGTACACCGTCTGGTTGCTATGGCATTCATCCCAAACCCCGATAATTTGCCTTGTGTGAATCATAAGGACGAAAACCCTCAAAATAATAGGGCTGACAACCTTGAATGGTGCAGCGTGCTGTATAATGGCGGTTACGGAACAAAGGGTTTAAGATGCTCCAAAAGCCAGTCAAAACAAGTTGCTCAATATGACAAAGAGGGTAATTTACTCAAAGTGTATATCGGGCCTGTATATGCAGAAAAGGAAACGGGAATAAATCAATGCGCGATAAGGAATTGTTGTCTGGGGCATTCCAAAACCGCAGGCGGATATGTTTGGAAATACCTCATTGAAGGCAAAAGGGTTACTAATAAAATGTCCGATGTAAACATAAATCAAATAGAACAATGATAAGCAAGAAATTCACTACCTGGAACGCCCTCAACGTAACCACGAAGGTGAGGAAGGATAATAAGCAGTCTTACGTATCAATACGCCGCGCCGGTGCGCTGTACTTCTCTCCGCAGGCCGCCGTGACGCTGGGGATAAAGAAAGATGACTGCGTCGTATTTCTCCAGGGTGTTGAGTACACCTCGGAGCTGTTCGTCGCCAAGACGAAGGATAAGGACACCGGCATACGAGTGAAGGCCGACAAGCGAGGCCGCCTGTATGTAAACGGCAAGACGTTCACCGATACTCTGATTGAACATATCGGCGAGGACGGAACACTGCGTATGCGTATGGGTAACGTAGCAGAGGCCCTGCCGAAAGGTGAGAACCTGCCGCCGGTGGCTTACAGACTGTACCTTAACGAATGTGCGAAGAAATGAGTAAACTGCCATTCATACACCAGGGTAACCAGAGCGGGAGGATGGGTATAGCGAACCCTCGCTTTTTCGTAGGCATTGACCCAGACGTAGAGAAGTCGGGCCTGGCGATAGTTGACAAGCAGGCGCGGTGCGTCACGTATGCCGGTGCGCTGACGTTCCCAGAGGTCATCACACACCTCCGTATGATAGCCCAGGAACACGCACAAGAGCCGTTGTCCGTGCTTGTGGTGATTGAGGACAGCGATACCTCAACGAACTGGCATACAAACAAACTGATGACGAACGGCCAGCCGTTGAAGAATAAGCTGTCAACGGCAGCCGCGATAGGACGGAGCGCGGGTATGTGTCACGCTACACTGCGGCATCTGAAAGAGTGCGCCGAGCAGATGGGATTGCCGGTACTGATGCAGCCGCCGTTCCGTAAGTACTGGAAAGGGCCGGACGGAAAGATAACGCACGAGGAATGTGCGGAGTTCGCCGTCGGCCTACCGAAACGTACCAACCAGGAGGTGCGCGATGCCGTGCTGCTGGCCTGGCTGTCGGCTAACATACCGATACGAATACAACCGATTAAATAACCAATAAACAGACAAGCTATGAGTGAAAAGAAAAAAGCCCAGAAGGGCATCGAGAGCCGTTTGACGGAGGTGCGTTACGAGACGCTCGACACCTCCAAGATGCTTAATATGTATATCGCCGAGAAGGTCGTCAAGACCTGGAAGGAGGACTTCATTGACGAGGACACGAAGGAGGTCGTGACCGTTGAACGTTCACAGCCGCTATACGCTGCCGGTACGCTCATCAATCAGGATGTGCTGGCGAAGATAAAGTTTGACATCGCCTCGGGTGATATCAAAACGCCGATCATGATATCCAACCAATGCCGTGACGGTTACGAGTATCGCAATACCGCGCTGCATCCCTGGATGGCAAAGGTGGCGATGAACGACAAGAACATCAAGTTCCTGCTTTACGCCATGAACATTGACAACGTGCTGACTATACTGCGCGACTACGTGGAGCTGCATTTCAAGGGCGGTTTCATCATCAGCGAGGTTAAGGAGTTTGACCGTTGCGTCATCCTTCAGGACACACTCGGTGAGCGTATGAGCGAGGATGACCTGGATATGCAATACCTGCGCGGTGATATTGACATGAACGAATATCTCACGGCCCGGCAGAACACGGCAGTGGATAAGGGCGATGACCCGACGAAGGAGGAGGCGAAGAAATACTATCAGTTTGACCTCACTATCAAGTACGTTGACAGCAAGGGTGACGAGGGCGAGCAGCACGGTAACTTCGTAGTTCATACGTTCGACGTGGAACGTGCCCTGATAGTGATTAAGGCGTTTCTCCAGATAGAGGATGACAAGCGCAAGGCGGAGGCAGAGAAGGACGGGCGCGAATATCACCGCAAGACCTTCACGCTGGCTATCGAGAAGTGCGTGCCGATACCCGTAGGCTGTTTCATCCCGTTGGAGTTCTCACAGGTTTACGAGGAGGATTGACGATGATACTTTTCCTGCTGCTTATAATACTGGCTGCGCTGGCTGTCTATGCGCACGACCAACGGAAATAACTATGTTCAACAATAAACAATTACGACTATGAAATTAGAGATTGAAGTGCCGGAAGGAAAGACGGCGAAATGGATCAACGGAGTATTAACCTTGATTGACGCAAAGGATGACCGCCCCGTGACGGAACGTATCAGGACACTGCAGGATGCTATTGACGAGTTAGGCAATGAGCATCCTCTGGTAAAGGAGTACGGCAAGCTGGCAAACGTAAGCCCGGACATTGAGGCATACCTGGAACTGCGTATCATCGTGGCGGCACTGAACGAGGGCTGGCAACCGAAGTTTAACGGTGAGTGGCGTTACTATCCCTGGTTCAAGCTCGTATCACAGAGTGACATCGAGGATATGGACGAGGAGGAGAAAAATCGTGTGGTGCTGCGATCCAACTACAACGCGAATACGGATGGCGGTGTCGTGTACGCGTACGCGTTCAATGATGCGTCTAACGTGTTCGATAACTACGGGTCGCGTCTGGCCCTAAAATCAGAGGAGCTGGCCGAGTATGCCGGTAGGCAGTTCTTGAAGTTCTACGCGCAGATGATTTTCGCGGAGACGATAAAATAAAAGCCATAGACCGCGATATTTTTGCCCGTATGCGACTTTCTACCCCGGAGGGGTGAGTTGCATAGGGAAGGAAAAAATAATCGCGTACAGCGAAAGAAACGATATTTCGTTTATATTTGCAAACGGAAATCAGATTACGACAATACTTTTTTGCAAGCAGCCCGACGTCCGTAGCGATACGCACCGAGGGCAAAACATGGGCGGTGTGGATTGAAACCCTATCCGCTCGCAAATTAAGACAGGAACATGGCAAAGGAATACACAATACCCGAAGAATGCCAGGCGTGCATACACCCGATACACGCTATAAACGGTGTGTTCTGCACGTGGCTGAAACGGTACGTGGATTACTGCAAGAAAGCTCCCTGCGAGAAGAACTAACTTACGAATATGACACAAGAAGAAATCAAAAACGACTATCAAGAGCGCAGCCTTACGGCAAACTCTCGCGCCCTGCTATTGGTATGGGTGCTCACAGGGCTTTTCGTCCTGCAATTTGTTTTAGGCACTACTTATCCGCAACTTAAAATCGGATTTGCTGGTGCGTGTATCTACTTGACCCTTTCCACTATTCAGTCCTGCTTTCAGTCTTTTGCCTGTTGGCTGGTGTTACTTGAAGGAGAAAAGATAAGTCCAGATGCAGAGATTGAGAAATATCCTAACTATATCAGGATTGTGGCCTGGGTTATCTATATGGCTAAGATGGTGGTGATAATCGCGTCAACTATATATGTTGTATTTAAATTTCTACAATAATGAAGAAAACGAGAATTGAGGTTGAGGTGGCTCTTGTTGACCTCAACACAGGACAGCTTGACTGGCTGCCTGCAAACCCGCGACAATGGACGCGCGATGATCTGGAACGCACGACGGAGAGTATCAAACGTGACCCGGATTTCCTGGAAGACCGACCTCTGCTGCTTACCCCTAACGGTGAGCGGTTTGTTGTTTTTGGCGGTAACCTCCGTTCACGCGGTTGTGTTCATGCCGAGAAAAAGACCTCTCCCGCCTACGTCTATATCCCGGAGACGGAGGAGGATTACATGACTATCAAACGCCGTGCGATGCTGGACAACGGACAGTTCGGATCATGGGACTATGATGCGCTGGCAAACGACGAGTGGTCGGATATGCCTCTGACCGATTGGGGCGTTCCGGCCTGGAATCCCAACGAAGGAGATGACGATGACGAGAACGGGGGGGGGGGATTCTCAAAAACCAGAGAAATCAGACGAAGTGGAAAAGCTGCTTAACGACGCGATGCGCGAGAATGTCCGTGAGACTATGGATCAGATTCGCGTTGGCATGGAGCATGGTTTCCTTGCCACCTTCCTCACTCGTGGTCTTGCACAGGCAAAATTCATACGTGCGAAATACTACGGCGAACATTATCCGCAATGGATGTCGCTGTATTTCTGCCCCGAGCGGTTTTGGACATCGGCCAATACCTGCTCGCCTGGGGAACAGATGCGGGCGATAGCCGAGGGAGAGACGGATGCCGGCATCGCCGGTCTGCGAACACTATCGGGAGACCATCTTCTTCTTCTTCTTCTTAAGGGCTCATATCCCTTCGGAGGCGCAAGGATGCCGATGGACTTCCCGGCCAACAAGGCGCGTGAGCTGATCGAGGAATTTTCCGACGGTCGCGGAGCGCGTATTCTTGACCCCTGTCACGGTTGGGGTGGCCGTCTATGCGGCGCAATGATGGCCGACGTCGCTGAATACGTTGGCATAGACCCGTCCCCGGAAGCACACCGGGGTGTCGAGCGTGAGGCAGAGGCTTTCGCCGCCTACTCGCCCGATACGCGCGTTGAACTCATACAGCAGCCGTTCGAGGATGTGAACCTTGAAGGTCGCACCTTCGATATGGCCCTGACATCACCTCCCTACTTCAACGTGGAGCAGTACCACGGTGAAGGGCAGTCGCATGAACGCTATCCGAAATATGACAAATGGGTGCGCGGATTCTACGAGCCGCTCATCAGCAAGACCTTTGCCGCACTTAAGGACGGCGGAGTGTTCTGCCTCCAGGTCGGCTCGCAGTCATACCCGTTGCTGGATGACGGAAAACGAATCGCACAGGAGGTCGGTTTCATCGTAGAGGACGTTCGCCCGTTGGGTGGCGGCACACACTCCGCCCTACATGGCAATGACGATGAGACGGAGGAAAACGAAAAGATACTCATTCTCCGTAAACCTAACGAATAAGGCGTATGAAGTACAGCGATGATAAAGTACGGGAATGTGTGGAGTGGGTCGAGCAGAACGGACTTCACCCTCAACGGTGCGGTGCAAGCGTCAAGGACTTCTGCAAGGCTATGGGGATTGACGATGCAACATACCGCCGATGGCTGGAGAATGCGGAATTTGCGGATGCCCTATCACGCGCTCGCGACATCTTCCAGGAACAGACTGTCCGCGATGTTGAAAACTCGTTGATAAAAGCGGCCAAAGGGTACACGTTTGAGGAGTTCCATGACGAGAAGAAAGCCTCTAAGGTTGTTGAGTACGACCCCAAGACGGGAAAGAAGGTGCGCGAGTACATGGGTGACGTCAAGCTCGTCAAAAGCACGCGAACTATCGTCAACGTACAGCCGAACATAGATGCGGCGAAGTTCGTGCTTACGAACATGGCCGGCAATGACTGGAAACAGAAACAGGAGGTCAAGACCGACGTTGAGTTCATACGTCCTATCGTGGTGCGGAGCGAGGATGAAAAGAAGATGGTAGAGAACCTGCGGGAGTCTGGTTTGTAACGATTGGTAGAATGACGCCGAAGGGAAAACACCCGGAATCGCGCCGTTTTTGTATCTATTGGTAGAAAAAATGAGATATGGCATATAGTCAGGTGTTCCATAAGACCTATGACGCGCTGATGACGCAACCACGCCCGCATTACCTCGTCAGTGTCGGTGGAACACGCTCGGGAAAGACATACGCCATACTGCAGATCCTTGACATTCTGGTAGAGGGTGACAAAGCCGGTGATATCACCAGCGTAGTGTCCGAGACGCTGCCGCACCTGAAGAAAGGCGCGATACGTGACTTTGAATCAATCCGGGGCACGGTGCTGCGTGACGACCCGCGCTGGAACGAGAGCGACCATATATACACCTACCCCGGCGGCGGTAAGTTGGAGTTCTTCTCTGCCGATACGCCGAGTAAGGTGCAAGGCCCTGGCCGTAAGCGTCTGTTTCTGAACGAGGCTATCAACATAGACTATGAGATATACCGTCAATTGTCGGTACGTACTCGCGGTCTCATCTTCATGGACTACAACCCGGCATACCGTTCCTGGATTGATGACAAGTTGCTGATACGTGACGGATGCGCACAGATACACTCGACATATAAGGATAACGATTTCCTCACGCCGGAGCAGATCGCCGAGATTGAAAGCAACCGCACGGATGACAACTGGTGGAGAGTGTACGGCAAGGGAGAGCTGGGTGTGCTGGAGGGCCTCATATTCCCGAACGTCGTGTTGGTTGATTCCTTCCCGAAGGAACGGGCCGACAGCGTGCGTGAGAGCTACGGCCTGGACTACGGATTCACGAACGACACAAGCACCCTCATACACAGCCTTACGGATAACCGCAAGCGGGAGCTTTGGTTTGACGAGGTGTTCTACCGCATCGGTATGCTGAACTCCGACATGGCTGCCGCGATGAGACAGGAGGGTATCGGCCGTAACATACCCGTCTATGCCGATGCCGCCGAGCCGAAGACGAACGAGGAACTCAAACGTTACGGCTATAATATGCAGGCGAGCATCAAGGCTAAGAAATCCGAGCAACTGCAGGCGATGAAGGGTTACACCATATACATCACGAAACGCTCGCTGAACATGATACGTGAGGTGCGCGGTTACGTGTGGCAGAAGGATAAGGACGGAACGCTGCTGAACGAACCTATCGGCGTTATGGATCATACTATGGACGCGGCCCGTTACGGCTGTTTCCCGAACATAAAGGTTTACCGGGAGAGCCACAGCACGATGAGCCGCACTTGAATGGGAATGAAAAGGCACAACCGGCAACGTTTGTTGTACCCTATATTTGAAACCTGATTACGATACAGAGTAAAAATTGAAACATTATGACAGAGAGAGCAAAGAGCGCAGCAAAGGAGATAATCGCACACGTCCGTGAACAGTACGGGTGGTGGGAGGCATTCCGCTCGCCCGACCTGGGGCGTTCAATCTTCAAGGCTGCATACCAGGCTGACCCCTACGACCTGCTTAACGCGACGTGTCCGGGCACACGGCCTGATATCATGGAGTTGGCACGCGGCGACTGCCGCAAACGCAGAGAACCCTATTTTTTGGTTCTGCTGCGTCTTTTGTTGCTGTTGGCTGTGTTGTACTGCCTGTTGCTATTCATAGCACCTGCGGCTAAATGAACGCGCGAGAGAGGCAAATAAAGTAACGAACCAAACAAAACGAAAAATCATATGTCAAACTTATCACCAAACTATCTGCCGTACTACTATACGGAAAAGAAAACAAAGAAGGGCGTAAAGCTCGAACAGCACTCGCTGATGAATAAACGCACGTGGGACTTGAAACGCAAGAACGGCGAGATTCCCTCAACCAGCGTATGGCCTTACGGCCCGAATGCAATGTACGACCCGCGTATGAAAAGCAATCATCGGCCTATGTCGTATGCCAGGTATGAGAGGCGACACCAGCCGAAACAGAAATCACTCAAAAAGGCGTCATGACACTACTCGACAAACTCGAAGCGATAGCTGCTGCCGCCTGCCCTGCCTACGGCTGGCACTACGACATCAAGCAGATGCAGAACGTCACCTCGGACGACTGCCAGTTCCCCTGTATCTTCATGGAGGAATACTACGACAGCACGATGAAGAAATTTATGGGCTGGAAACGTGAGGTGACGCTGGAGATACATTTCCTCAACCTCGTACCGATGCAGGGTGTCGCCGAGGACAGGGAGCGTATCAGGGAGCAGATGCTTGCCGATGGCGTCATACCCTTTATGGATGCCTTTAACGCGGACGGTATGTTTGAGGAGGTGGAGGAATACCAGTGCGATCCCGAGCCGCCGATGTTTGATGCCAACGCAACGGGCATACTCCTGCGTTTCAAGACGAAGATACCGGCCTGTCTGATTGACCTGCCGGAAACGACACCAACACCCGAGGGCGATGCGACTGCGTGAGTTCAAATACGAGGAAGGGACATTTACCTACGGCCAGCGTATCGGTGTCGGTGAGATACTGCGTAATGAGGATGCGAGCGAGTACCAACGCCTGAAGGACTGCTGGAAGGAGCTGTACGGGTGGTCGCCGCGCCTCATGCCACGCCGTATGCGTAAACGCCGCTTTGACAGGATGATTGACGGCATACGCTACTGGGTTGATCTGGAGGCCGAGACGCTGAAATATGACCCGACCCCAGACCAGGAACGGGCAGGTATCAAGAATATGTTTGCGCAGGTCGGACACATGGGAACGGTCAAGGCTCTGGCCGAGAAGTTCGGCAAAGACCCTGACGTGATACTATCCTGGGAATGGGCGAAGGTGTACGGCATACTGCACGCCGACCTTAAGGAGTATGAGTATGAACGCCGCCTGACAAGTATAATGAGCAAACCGAAAAGCTGACTATGGCAACGATAGAGGATATGATGCGCAAGGCCCTTGACGACTGCGTAGCGGATATCAAGAGGCGCAGCACGCAGGCCGGGCAGGTGGCATCGGGCCGGACGCTGGCCTCGCTGGAGGTGTGTCTGCGCCGTGAGGGAGAGAGCATCATCGGTGAGATATGGGGCAGGCCGTTCTTCGGTGCGTTGGAGACCGGCTCACGCCCTGCACGCCGTAAGGGTACGACAGCATCACGTCAGGCGATGGTTGCGGATATGAAGGAGTGGTGCAGGATTCGCGGACTGACAGCCGGGATGACCGACAAGCAGGCCGAGAACTTCGCACGCTGGCTTTCCTGGTATATCAAGCGCAACGGTTCGGCCCTGTACCGCAAAGGTGGCAGGCGCGACATCATAACCCCGGCAGTGGAGGCAACGAAGAACGAGCTTGCCGAACGGCTGGGAGCGTATTTTGAACAATTGCTTACACACGATATTAACAACAAATTCTTTGGATAATGGCACAAACGAACATCTTTAACCACATCTACAACTACGGGGCGATGTATTATGATTCGGATATTGCGAGTGAGCTGCAGGCGATAGCCGTTTCAAGCAATAACATGGTCGCTATCAATACGGCTGGCGGTGTGAAGTGCTGGAGCATACCGCGTCCGCTCGACGATGACGATGACGTCTATTACCATAATAGCGGTTCGCCTATCATATTCAAGTCAAGCTGCATCTTCTTTGCCGTTGGTAACTGGGCGACAATTCCGACCGATGCGCCCGAGACATTCACATTCACGCTGAACGGAACGACCTATAAGGCATACGTAAGCCCGGACAGCACGGGAGAGGTGGAGCTGCCGTTGTACAAGGAAGGAGAAACAACCCCTGCTGTCACGCTGAAAGCGGATGAGATGAAAGGTGTCGCCACGTTCAACGTGTCGGGTGTCATCAATGCCTGGTATCAGCCGCGCCCGCAGTACACTATCAGTCCGATTGCCGAGGCTGTGGATATCGCGCTGCGTTTCCGTGTCAAGGGTCTTGTGGATAGCGGTTACACCGAGTTCCTTTGTGTTCGCGGCATCAATGACTACGGCACGACCAATGAGGGAGTGCGCGTGTTGGCCTGTGACGTGCTGACAAAGACACGCGAGTTCATAACTTCGCCCAATCTCGAACATACGCTCACCTGCGTTATGGGCGAAGATATGACATACAGCAACCCGCCTGCGTTCTATTTCAGTATGCAGCGCGGACACGTCTATCATGTCCGTGTCGGATCAATCGACGTGGAATGGATCAACGAGAATCTCATGCAGGACACGGACGAGCAGATCAGCCAGAAATCCTGCTCGTATCACAGCCCTTATGCCCTGCAGTGGATAAACGACAAGGGCGGTTACGAGGAATACGTATTTGCGTTGAGGCAGAAGATAACCGAAAAGGCGAAGGACAACTCCTTCAAACAGAACTATAACGATTACGAGCGTACCGACAGGGTGCAATCCGAACCCTTCGGCCTGGAGCATACGAAAGAAATCCAGCTCGGTGTTGAGGGTGTGACGCAGGAGGTGTTCGCGATCCTGCAAACGATGGCTACGAGCTGGTATATCGTACATCCCGAGGATTACGGTCTATCAATGCGGCTCGCGGTTAATGACTACAACAACGAGGAAAACACCGCAGCGCAAACACGTGATTTCAGTATCAAGCTCGGTATTCCAACCGAAACAACAACTCTATTCTGATATATGACCGAGGAAATATACATTGACGGAATACTCATGGATCTGGACGCTGGTAAAACCAACGTCCAACTGATTTATCAGTCGCCGGTATTGACGGACTTCCAGAGCGTGGTTTCAAACCGCACTACAAACGTCACACTGCCCTTGACGCAGAACAACCTCAAAGCTATCGGATATGTAGGCACACAGGTTGATAGTGATTTCCCGTACACAAGACACTCCGTCATATATAAGCGTGACGGGGTGCAGTTGCTTTCGGGATTTGCTACCTTGCTATCTATCAAGGCAAATACCATTTCCTTCTGCTTTACCTGGGGTAACGTCAAGGCTATGGAGGCGTTATTCAGCACCTCACTACGCGAACTCACTACACTGGGGCGTTGTCGTTACCCTGCTATTGATAGCGACCACCTGCTTTCGCTCATTGACTACGGAGGCGGGCGCAGAGGTGTCGGCATACGCGTGTATGACATATTGAACGCTATACAGAGCAAATGCGGGGTTACTGGATTGATGAATCTTTGTAAGCCGCACGCGACTGGTGATGAGCGTTACTGGCTGGCACTGACTACCCGTAACGGAGATACCACTACCCGCGCCCTGCAAGGCGTGTTATATGGCAACCCGAGAGCGCGGATGTGGCAGGTGAATGACAATTTCTACCTCACTACCTTGTATGCAGGAACAAACGGCACAGACCCTCACGGCTCTATGACCGACTACGGCATTATTGACGTATCGGGTGCAAGCGTGCTACAATTAAGGTTGAACGGTTCGTTTGAATGCAAGCAGTACGGGACGAGTTATGCCAAACGTACTATGAAACTGGTGTTCAATACGGGTACGGGTTGGAACTACGATGACGGAATAACGCTTTGCGAGCCTACCTACGTCACCAGCGAAAGCGGAACGCCCGTATATAAGTATTCGTTTTCGTCAGTGTCAATGAATATAGACGTAACCACCTACGAAAAGGTCGCTATCGCTATTATGGCTGATATAGGCAATTACGATCCCACGCTGCGAAACGTGAGTATGAGCGAGCTGCGTGCTATCCTTGACCCGACGGAGAATGAAGAATGTTTGTACGATGCAATCAGCCAAAGCGTGTACCCAGTGTATCTGAACCTGCCCGAAATGTCGTGCGGGCAGTTCATCAAAAACCTGCTATGGCTACGCGGTGAATTTGCGTACTCGCAGAACGGGCGTGACTTTGAGATAATCAGTTTTAAGCAGTTGCAGGTTAACAAGGCGCAGGCGCGTGACTGGACTGATAAAATGACAACCAAATACCCGCAAGAGCGTCAGACCAAACTGGACGGAACGGCACAGAAAAACTATTTCCGCTACGCGGAGGCTGACTACTACGACAACACCCAGTATCAAGGCGTGCTGCGTACTTATGACGAAACGATTGACGAGGAACACGAGTACTGCAAGAGTGATTTTGCCCTATGCCCCGACAACAAAATACCCGTATGGAGTGTGAATGATGACGGAGAGTGGGATTTCGCAGGTGATAACATACCCGCGAACCTGCTATATGGTTACACCCTCTTGGTGATTTTCAATTTCCGTCAGTATAGCGCAAAACTGAAATGGAGCTCGCGCTTGGCTGAATGGTATCAGCAGTATGCCGCGATAATCGACAGGCCCGTAGTCCTGAAAGCCGAGTTCGTGCTGACGATCTACGACCTTTTCTTGCTGGATATGACGATACCCGTGTACCTCAAACAGACGGGGCATTACTACCTCATACGCAAACTCACCACGAAAAGCGGTGGCGTTGCAGATGCAGAACTGATACAACTATAACACACAAACGATATGGACAATAAGAAGGAGATACTGTTGAAGGTCAAGACCGACATGGGCAACAGTGACAAGTCAATAAGCAAGCTGGTTGAGAACCTTAACGGATTGAATCAGCAGGTCTATGCGTTGCAGTTATCACAGAAGGCTCTCAAAGACCAGATAAAGGTCAGCGAGCAGGCTATACAGACGTATAACGATAACGTCAAGGCCGGCAGGCAGAATACCGAGGAACAGACGCGGGCTTACGAACAGGCGAAAGCCGCGCTGCCAAATCTGCAACGTGAACTGACTATCACCACCGAGGCCCTGAAAGCAAATAAGAAAGAGGCCCAGGAGCAGAGCCGCCAGATACAGAACACCATCATATCGCAGGAAACCTACAAGGACACCCTCAAAGGTATGGCTGCGCAGCTATCCGTCGAGAAGGACAAACTGCGCCAGATTAAGATTGCCGGAGGCGAACTGACGGATGAATACAAACGCCAGCAGGAGGTTGTAAACCAACTCAACACCAAAGTATCAACGCTGGAGCAGGCGTATGGTGTTTATACCCGTAACGTGGGTAACTACAAGTCCGGCGTTCAGGAGTTGAACGAGATGCTACGCCAACACCTGCAGAGGCTCGGAACGCTAAAAGAGGGGACGAAGGAATGGGATGCCGAGGCCAGTGCCGTACAGAAGACAACCCGAGAGCTGGAGAACCTTAACCGTGAGCAGGAGAAACAGGAGGCTACACAGCAAGGATTCTTTACGAAGGCAAAAGCCGGGTGGACGGCAATGGTCGGCTGGATCGCCGCCGTAGTCGCTGCTGTGACAGGTCTTATCAGGGCTGTAAGCAAAGTAATCAAAACAAATATTGAGTTCGCCCAGCAGCAGAAGAACCTCCAGACGATACTCGGCCTGACGAATGACGAGATGCAGGCGATGACCAATCACGCGAAGGAACTCGGACGTACGACAGAGTACACCGCCTCCCAGGTTACTGAGTTGCAGATTGCACTCGCCAAGCTGGGATTCACAGCCGAGCAGATACGTGCTATGTCCGGCGCGGTACTGGCTCTTGCTACTGACCTTGACGCAGGTCTGGGTGAATCCGCAGACCTTACCGGCTCGGTACTGCGTCAGTTTGGTAAAGATGCCAGCGAGGCCGGTCACGTTGTAGATGTGCTGGTAAAAGGAGCTAATGAGAGTGCGCTTTCATTTGATAAGTACCGCACCGCACTGGCACAGGTCGCACCCGTAGCAAACGCTATGGGCTTTGATTTGGAGGGCGTCGTTTCCATACTCGGCTCATTGGTGAACGTGGGTATGGATGCAAGCATGGCGGCAAACTCTACACGTAACATATTGCTGAAACTGGCTGATAGCAGCAGCGACCTCGCTAAGAGTTTAAGCCAGCCCGTAAAGGATATACCGTCACTCGTAGCCGGCTTGAAGGAACTGCAAGATCGTGGCATTGACGTAGCCGAGGCTCTGGAACTGACAGATAAACGTAGCGTGGCGGCATTCACGTCACTGATGAAGAACGCCGATGCCATTGATGAGTTAAACAAGAAACTCGCCGATGTGGATGGTTACGCTATCGGTATCCGTGAGGAACGTCTGCAAACAACCGAAGGTGCAATCAAGATGCTTAAATCGGCATGGGAGGGATTTGAATTGGCAGTACTGAATAGTGAGGGTCGTCTGTCCAAGTTCTTCCGGGGATTAGCTGACGATATAAACATACTGACCGACAGGCTTGATCCTGAAGGCAAGGCCCGCCGTGACTTTGAGGCATTGGTACAGAACTTCACCGTCAGCTATGAGGAAATCGCGAAGGTAGCCGAAGAAAAGGGTATCAATGTAGAACACGCACTGCAGACGATGTACGAAACGGAAACACGTTCTATGCAGGAGCGTGCCAATGAGCAGCAGCGTATCATCAAGTCCATGAACCACCAGATATCGGCAACCGAGGATAAGCGCGAGAAGAAACGCCTGGAGCAGATAAAGGCTAACGCCGAGATAGAGATAAATACTATACGTAATAACTATCAGGCACTCAAACAGGCTTACGAAAAGATACAGAAAGCCCGCGAGAAGGCAAGTGGTACAGCCGGATCAGGCGGAACGGATGATGGAGGTACTGATGCGAAGGTGCTTTCGGATGCTGAAAAGAAGAAAGCATCACAGGTCGCACTGAAAGAGTTAGAAAGTAACCAGAAGGTTTATTCAGCTATGCTCGCCCAGCAGAAACGCTACTATAATGACGCCTCGCTGACAGAGCAGGAGAATGAGGAACAACGCTGGCAGCATGAGCAGGAATGGCAGAAACGCAGTTTTGAACAAAAACAGTCCTATGAGCGTGAGAAACTGCGCATACAGCTCCAGTACGACCAGATAACGGGTGAGGAATACCGCAACGGCCTTAAAGCTCTGGAAATAGAGAGCGAGACATTCTACAAGGATCAGGAGCAGAACGCGATAGAACACATGACGTCTATTACCGAGAAGGTAACAAAAGCCTTGTCGGGCGTTGACCTCGGTGTTGAGATAAAAGCTGTCAAGGAACAGTACCAGGAACTCTACGCCGGTCTTGACGCTATGGTAAAGAACGGCCTGCTAACCTACGAGGAGGCCAGCTACTACCGTGTCGGCCTGGAACAGAAGGAGGCCCGCGAGATAAAGGCTATTCGTGAGCGTTCAAAGAAAGAGGAGGAGAAACGGTTACAAGAGGAGGCGCAGAAACGTGCCGAGAAACTGAATACTGACCTTAAGCTGGCCTGGCAGAATGCCGAGCAGCAGTATCAGATACGTAAGCGTTATCTGGAGCAGGAAATGGAACTCTACAAGGCCAGTGCTGCCAAACGTGCAGAGCTGGAGCAGCAGCTTGCCGCCCTGGAGAGCGAACATATGCAGGCCAAGATAGACCGCATGAACGAATATCTGACGCAGGTAGGTGAGATGTTCGGCAGTATGAACACTATCGCTACGAACTATTCCAATACCCGTGTTCAGGAGGCCGAGCAGCAGAACGAGCAGGAAAAGGCCGCACTGGATAAGCGTTTGAAGTCCGGCCTCATGAGCCAAAAGCAGTATGACGATAAGGTCGCCAAGCTCGATGCCGACCTTGCAGCAAAGAAAGCAGAGGAAACACGTAAACAGGCCGAGCGTCAGAAGGCACTGTCTGTCTTTGAGATTGCGCTGAATACCGCTACCGCTATAATGAAGATTTGGGCCGAAGTGCCGAAGATGGACTTCGGTGTCAGCACTGTTGCCCTGACTGCCGTAGCCGCCGCTATGGGTGCGTTGCAATTGGGTGCGGTACTGTCAGAGCCACTACCGAAGGCACGCAAGGGCGGTAAGATAAAGGGCGCGAAACATGAGCAGGGTGGTGTGCTGGTTGAAACCGAGGGCGAGGAACGTATCGTAGCCGCCGAGCCAGCCAAAGCATACCCGGAACTTCTGAACCTGATATCCTACATCGGCAAAAAGAAAGGAGGTAAGAAGTCACCGCTTGAACCGTCCATGACATCGGCAACCGAGAGTGAGGAACGCATGTTGCTGGATCGTAACAAACGGATAGTGGAGCAAAACGAGAAGGTAACACAGATCAACCGTTCAAACACCCTGCTCGATTCAATCATACGCGGCAGCGAGATATTGCCGGGCAGTAACAATGATATCCGTTTCCGCCTCGGTGACGTGATACGCGAAACCGATATCCGCCACCTGGCTATGGATGAGGTGCGTAACAGCAGTATGGACAATATCATCAGCAACGTTACCCGTTACGGTGCTATTCCTGATACCGGCTACGCCCTGCGTTACAGTGAGGCACAGGCCCGTGCCGGAGCATCCGGGCAGGTTGCCGGTAATGTAGAGATTGACTACGAACGACTGGGGGAGGTTGTCGCCCAGCGTGTAGGTGAGGAAATCAAGAACTTGCAGGTATGGTTGTCACTGACCGAGCTGCGTGACGCACAGGATAATGTGGTACATCTGGATGAGCTGACAAGACAATGACGATATACGAACTACTGCAGACCATTGATACCGAGCAGTTCAACCGTCTGGTGAAGGTCGGTATCATCACGCCGGAGTGGCGGCGTTCCTTGCGCATATACCGTTACTTCCTGGAGCAGTGCGAGCATACGGGCAAGATGGATGCCTACGACCTGACGGGGCAGAAGTTCTGTATGTCTGACGAAAACGTGCGCAAGATAATACGGCGGCTGAACGCTAAAGTATGACGCTGTTATTGAAATGGGATTTACATTTACCACCGAAATAGCAACGTGGTAACTTTACTTTGCAGGCAGAGAGGCGGTTTCCTTTCTGCCTGTTGCATTTTCTCACTCTCGACGGGAGAATGTACAGGGCGAACGGAGAAAACCGCGTAGAGGGCAAAAAACTACACAAATATATGAGCGGTTTATTTGAAATCCTTTCAAACAAAGAATGGGCTATAACGCCCAGATACCTTAATGGTGCGGTAGAGCTGATAAGAGGCAATCTGCGCAACCATACGTCACTCGGCACGTTCGAGAAGAAACAACCCTATGCCGTCACATTCAACGCGGAGGATGAGAAGTACCAGGTTTATCAGCGCACGGCCGATGGTGAGGAATACGGCAACTGGTATGCCGAGAATATGCAGCAGCCGTTTGTAGACATTCTCACCGTTGAAGGCCCGATCACACGTAACGGTGGTGGTTGCAGCTACGGCTCGAAGGAACTGCGCGATATGCTGATGAGGTGTGCCGACAACCCGTATTGCTGCGGTCACCTGTTCTACATTGACACTCCGGGCGGCTCGGTATGGTCGAAAAACGACTTCCGCCAGGCCATTGACTACGCACATGAACGCGGGCAGAGGGTGTTCGCTTTCGTTGACGGCGAGTGCTGTTCAATGGGTATGTGGCTGGCATCGATGTGCGATGAGGTGTACGTGATGAATGAGGAGGACGACCTGGGTTGCATCGGCGTGCTGGCATCGTTCTTCACACTAAAGAACGGCGCACATAACGAGTTTGACGCCGAGGACTACCACGAGATATACGACCCGGAGAGCTACGATAAGAACCGCGAGATACGCGATATCGCAAATGATGACAACGACAAACTTTTGGTTGAGGGCCTCGCACGCTACGGCGTGGAGTTTCGCCGTGACATCATGGCCGCCTTCCCGGATGCAACCGATGATATGATACACGGCAAGATATTCCCGGCCCGTGAGGTTATGGGAGTGTTCTGTGACGGAGTAAGCACTATGGATGACTGCATCAGGAGGTTGTTTGACCTCTCCAACGGTGCAGCCGAACCACTGATGAGAACTAACAACATAAATCCATTCAATACAACTATGGGACTTTTTGACAGAGCTAAGAAAGCAATGAACGAGGCATTTGAAAATGCCGAAAAGCAGATGCAGGGAAATGCATCCGCAGAGGAGATCGCCAACCTGAACACCCGTATCACGGAGATTCAGGGCGAGAGGGATAACGCGCTGGCACAGGTGGACACACTGACCGCCGAGCGTGATAACGCAGTTGCAGAACGTGACGCACAGATCGAGCAGGTGAATAACCTGACCGCCGAGCGTGACAACCTGCAGACACATCTCACCGAGGCACAGAACACCATCGCCGCACGCGATGAGGAAATCAAGAACCTTAAGAGCCAGCTCGGCAGCCACTATCAGCCGGGTAGCCGTATGAACGGCAAACCTGCCGGTGAGGGTAAGGCGAAAACAGAGAAGACCAGCGAGGAGCAGTTGCAGGAGTGCCGCGACAAGATGGGCTGGACAAAAAAGAAGTAACCAACTAAAAACTGAAAGAATATGCCAAACACAAACGGAACAATTGAGCTTGACCTTTCCAAGTTCAATTTTAGCGCGGAGCAAATCCGTAACATCAATCAGCTTGTTTATGAGGGCATCGAGAGGCTGCCCGAGATATCCGCAATTCACAATATGTGGGGCGGTATCGTCTATGACAAGGAGGTAGGTTTCATTACCGAAGGTGGTCTTGTCGGTAAGAAGGGCCAGGGCTGTAACCCCACCGCACAGGATTGGAATATCGGCACCCGTAAGGTGCTGTGGAAGCCCAGAGAGTGGCAGATCGAGCTGGCCGAGTGCGCAGAGGATCTGAAGAACACAATGGTTGTTTATTCGTTGCGTACCGGCACCGATATCGACGACCTCGAGGATACCGATTACATGAACATCGTGGCAGAGGTGCTGATCGGAGCCGTTTACAAGATGCTTTACCGCATTATCTGGATGAACGACACCGATGCCGAGAACGTTGACTTCGAGACACTTCCCGTAGCCGCCGTTGCCAGCCTGACTGCCGTTCCCACCGCCGCCGCTACCGAGCAGACCACAGGCGAGGCTCTCGTAGGCACTGTCTATGAGACCAGCTCTGCTGCCAATAAGGTTAAGTGCGCCCTGGCTGATGGTACAGTCGTTTATCTGTCACCGACAGCCGCCACCGGCACAGCCGTAGAGGGTCACACCTACTACTCAAAGGACACCGAGCATAAGATAACCCCGATTGAGGGTACTGTCTATATGGGTGTTGCGAAGGGTACACTGGGCGCAACCAAATGCACCCTGTCTAACGGCACTATCGTTTACCTGGCTGCCGATGCCGCTACCGGCGTGGCACTGGAGGGTAAGATATACTACTCCAAGACCGGCGCAACCCAGGAGGTGAACGGCGGTGGTATCATTACCGAGGACGTTGATACCGAGTATTTCGATATCATTGACGGCTTGTTCAAGCAGCTCCGTGGTTACGTAGCCGAAGACAACAAGCGCGGTTACGTTATCAGCGCAAACGCCCAGACCAGCAAGGATGCCCAGATGTCAAATATGACACCTGACGCCGCATACGGCATCTTGTCGGGTATGTGGTACAAGGCACCTATCAAGCTGCGCAACCTCAAGGCAGATACCAACCAGGACAACCGCCCCAAGTTCCTGGTTACCCAGACCATTGCCGACGCTTACGAGCAGTACCTGACAGGCAAGGGCATCGCTCCTACCTATGTGAACCTCGTTGAGGGCGTGCAGGTTCTCGCATTCTTAGGAATACCCGTAGTTCCGATGCCTATTTGGGACGAGATGATCCAGTCATTCAACGACCTGGGCAGCACCTACTTCAAGCCTCACCGCGCATTGCTGACCAATAAGCCCGTTCTGGCTGTTGGCTCACCCACACAGGGCCAGCTCTTCGGCGAGTTGAAGATTTGGTACAACGTGGACGAGGAGAAGACCAAGATGCGCATGAAGGATAAGATTGACGCCGAGATCGCCAACCCGGATCTTTTCATTTACGCCGAGTAAGATTTTACAAGGGCCTGGGGATGGCGAGTGTACTTCCACCAACGCCGTCCCGCCCTTCTTATATCGAACATTAACCACTAAAAACGTTTCAATATGAATTGCAGTAAAATTACAGGCAACCTGCAGATGGCATCATGCCGTAACGCCGTTGCCGGCATCAAGGGTGAGGCTATAATCATCAACTTTGACGATTGGAAAGCCGCCACTATCACCGAGGTAAGCGGTGTTATTAGCGCTATCACACTCGCAGGCGCAACAAAGGCCAGCAAGTTCACCTCTCACGAGAAGGCGTTTGAGTCAAGCAGCAACCTGCAGAAAGGTACATACAACAGCAGCTTTGCTCATCAGATCATCATGCGTGCCTTTGACCGCACACAGACGTTGAAGGATGACATCAACAAGATGGCTAACGGCCGTTACGTTGCTATCATCATCAACCGCGACCAGAATGATGAGCCGACTACCGTTGAGCTGCTGGGTGCAGAGAACGGTCTTGTGGCAAATGCCATCGAGCATAACTCTGCTGACAATGACGGTGTAGCTTACGCTATCACCCTCGGCAGCGAGGAGGGTGCTTACGAGAGTGAAATCCCCAAGAGCGTGTACACCAACTCGCTTGCCGCAACATTGACAATGATTGAGGCCCTTTGCGCCGCATCCTAAACCCTCGCACGTCTATGATGACGATTGACGAGTACAAATCCAAGTATCAGGGTATCAGTTCCGCCGAGGTGCGCGAACTGATATCTTCCGATACGGACTTCCGCAATACTACGGAGCGTCTTTACGTAAGCATCTACCATACCAAGCTCAATAAGAGTTGTGGCGATTGCTGGTTTGATGCCTTTATCCTAATTATGAGAACCGACACTAAAACATTGAAAGCTATGCAAGACAAGAAGTTTGACCTACGCGCCGGAGCGTTGCTCATCGATCCGCACGGCGACCCGAAGAAAACGGTCACACAACTGAATATAACCGATGAACTGGCCCTGTACCACCTACGTACACACCCGGAGTGCGCCAAGCTGTTCTATAAGCTCCCGCCCAACTGGGAGGAACTGGCAACACGCTCCGGCATTGAGGCCGAGCAGAGTGCAGCACCCCTGAAAAAGAACCCCCGTAACAGAAGGAAGTAAACGCGATGAAACTCGAAACGCTGAAAACGGAAAAGCAGTTACGCACACGTAACGACAGGATATACCACATACAGGTTTACGGAGAGCAGAACGACTACCCGCAGAAACTGCAGGAGGTGGTCGGTGCATCTATCACCGGCGGCGCGTGCGTGGAGCAGTACGGACGCTTTCTGTTTGGTCGCGGATTCCGTCATCGTGAGTTCTTTAAGGCTATCGTCAATGAGCGCGGCGACAGGGCTGATGACGTCCTGAACGCCGTTGCCAACGACTATGCACAGTTCGGAGGATTCGCCCTGCACGTCAACTGGAACGCGCTGTATGAGATAACCAGCGTGTCGCACGTGCCTTTTGAGTGGCTGCGTTTTGAGGAGCTTGACGACAATTACGAGTTCCACCGTATCGCATTACATAAGGACTGGGGCAGGCGTTACACCAACCTGCGCCGTTTCCGTTCACAGGATATCGTCTGGTTTGACCTATTTGATCCCGACCACAGCACTATCAGCGAGGAGGTTAAGAAGGCCGAAGGCTGGGAGGCCTGGAACGGACAGATATTCTACTTCTCACGCCGAGGCCCGAAGTCATACCCTCTGCCTGTCTATGACAGCGCAATCACGGATATGTCAGCCGAGGAAGGTTTGAGTAACCTATCCTACCGCAACATACGTAACGGCTACCAGCCTTCAGGTATGTTTATAGACCACTGCAACGGCGCGAACAGCAAGGAGCAGTCTGACGAGCGCAAGAAAGAGCTTACCGCCTTTCAGCACGACACACAGGCAGCGAAGATACTCTATGTCAACCTCGAGGACGGCGACGAAGCGCCGGAGTTCAAGCCCTGGGAGACGAATAACACCGACCAGAAGTTTAAGCAGTCCGACAATAAAGTGCCTGACCGTATCGGTGCAGCCTTCTGTCAGCCGCCTATCCTACGTGCAAAGGACGTAGGCTCGAATTTCGGTGCAACCGCAATGCGTGAGGCCTACGACTACTACAACTCACAGACCGAGAGTGAACGCCTGACGCTGGAGCGCGTGATGCACGATGTATTCCAGTACTTCGCAGGTATCGCCACACTGAACCCCGATGACGATTACTCTATTCTGCCGAAGGTCTATGACGTAACACAGACGCTGGCCGAGAAACTGGGTGACCGCACGGATAAGGTTTTGGAGATACTTTTTGATGCCACTAAGAGCGAGAACGCCAAACGAGTGGTATTGGCAAAGGTATTCGGTCTGGAGGACGAAGATATTGACGAACTCATACAAGGCATACGGCAATGATTATAACGGTAGAGGATATTCGCAAGTACCGCGAGATTGCGCTGAATACGCAGAAGAACCGCGTAGAGATATTTATCCGGGAAACGGAGGAACTGGATGTCGTCAAGATGCTCGGCGTTGAGGAATACGACCGCCTGGCAAACCGTGACGAGCATACGGAGCTGACTGATGCCGAGAAGATGCTGCTTAACGGCGGTACGTGGACGGACGATGCCGGGCAGATGCAGCGTTTCGCCGGTCTGATAGCCGCCGAGAGTTACCTTGTGTTCGCCCGTTTCATCCGCACGCATCCGTTACAGGTAACACCCTACGGAGTGGTCGTTAAAGACGGTGACGACAGCGTGGCTGCCAGTGCGCAGTCAATAGCCGCCGTCAGCAAGGATAGCGAGAAGATAGGCCGCCAGCACCTCGCCGATGCCGTGAAGTATTGGCGTTGGGTGACCGCCTGTCAGTGCGACTGCAACTGTAACCAACCTCCCATACGTGCCTCACGGCCCAAGTTCATAGCAATAGGGGATTAACACAAAACAAAGACAATATGTATAATTCATGCAGTAAACTAACGAGGAATCATAACCTCGCCCGTTGCGGGCAGTTCAACGCCCATATTGAGGCCGACCTGTTCCTCATGGCGAAAGACGATATCGAGTGGTACAACATATACGAGAACGTATGTAACGGCCTATCGCTGAAATCGGGCCAGTACGCCGTGCGCTATCAGGGTAAACGCAACTCCTATGACGCGGGTTACCAGATGGTGAAGGGTACGTTCAGCAACGGATTCCAGCATCATATCACCTGCCGCACCTTCGTGCGTACACAGGAGTTGAAAGACCATATGAACCGCCTCCCGTTCTGTCGTGTGGTGGCTTTCGTGCGTAATGCCGACAGCCATGATATGCAGACCAAGTACGAGATATACGGCCTTGAGAACGGTCTGCTGATGTCCGAGATAGATTGGACGGGCAACGCCGATGAGGGCTGGCTGGGTTCATTCACCCTCTCGACCGAGGAAAACGAGCGCGAGAACACCATGCCCGTCACCTTCTACAATCCCATACACGGGGATGATATGAAACTGTGGCTGTTGGGTTACACCCAGTTGCAGTACTTCACCCTATCGGATTACAACAACGATCTTTCGTTGCTCAATGGTAATGACAAACTTAAATAACAAGACAAATGGATAAACTTGAATTGACCTTTGTGCCGGGTGATAGCCTGGCTGCGGACGACCTCAACAAGATGGTCGGCAAAACAAACGAGCTGGTGGATGAGTTCAACACCATCGCCTCCGAGAATATGACAAATGAGATTTACCTGGACTTCACCAAGACCGACCCTGCGACAATCGTTACAGGCGACATCAACGGCGAGGTGATACAGTATATCCGCAATCACTCACACCGCTACCTCGCCAAGCAGCAGGAGACCGGCGAGCGTGTCATCTGTCAGCTTGCAGATGATGATTCAACCGTCTTTGCCGGTGACGGATCGGCAGCAGCCCTTGACGGCACACAGGGTGACGTGATGATGCACGTACCCCGTTTCTTCTACAAGGTGGAGGAGCAGAAGGCCGACAAGTGGCACGTTCTCGTTTCTCTTATCAAGGTCGAGGAGGATTGGCAGGAGTTTGACGGCAAGCACCTCATCGGTGTATATGAGGGCTACGTCGCTGACGGCAAGCTCTACTCACGCTCCGGCGTTCAGAGTACCGGCAACGTCAGTCAGACCAACTTCAAGAGCTACGCCCGCGCACGTGGTAACGGCAACACCCTTGTAACCTGGGAGCAGCACTGCATCATGGCCTTCCTGTTCTGGGCCGAGTACGGCAACACCAACTGCCAGGCAATCATCGGCTCGGGTACTGACAGCTACGAGAAGGCTACCGGCCAGACCGACAGCAAGGGTATGCACGACACTGCCGCCAACCTTGACGGCAATACCGGCTCTATCAACTTCTGGGGTCTGGAGAACTGGTGGGGTAACAAGGCCGAGTGGGTTGATAACGTAGAGGTAAACAAGGATGCCGTTGACGGCAAGTGGACTATCACCGAGCGTGACGGTCACACCCGCACCGTTCAGGGATTCACCACACCTACGGGAGAATGGGCTTATCCCAAGTCCGTAACCCTCGGCATACACCTGGATATGGTCGGCAAGACACTGGGCGGCGACTCCGCACATGGACTATGTGACAGTCAGTATCTCGGCGCATCTACTCATCGTGTGGTGCGGCGATCCTTCAGCAACGCGCTTGCGTATGGCGGTGTCGTGTACGCGTACGCGAGCAATGATGCGTCTTACGTGAACGCTTCCTGCGGGTCGCGTCTGGCCTTCCACGGTGAAATACGTATTGAGCCCGACGTTGCAACGTTCCTGGCGTTGTAACGTCGGCGCGGCAGGCTGTCCTTTGCATGGCATCGTGTGGTGCTGCGATCCAACAACAACGCGAATACGAATGGCGGTGTCGTGTACGCGAACGCGAACAATGATGCGTCTAACGTGAACGATAACTACGGGTCGCGTCTGAACTTAAACGGTTATAACGCGCGAGTTTCTGCAACAAACATTTTGGGGTACGTCCTCTGCCGGAAACGGCAGGGGTTGTCCCAAGCAAAGGAGGCCTCACCAAACGGTCTGAAACATTGAACGAGGTGGAACATAACGAGCGCGGGTGATGCGGCAAGTAAGCCGGGAGTTCCCGGAGGTTGAAAGTGGCAAAACCGAACAACAAGGCAGAAACAAACAGAGAGTATTAAAACGATTTTTGAAATAATGGACAGATGAAGCGTAAGGGGTATATCATCGAGGAAATCATCACGGACGAAAACCTGTATGATGCCTTCTATTATGTACTCCGAGGCAGGCGAGGCAAGACGGAAAGCGGGCGGCGGCTGATGAAGAACCGCGAGAAGGTTATCGCAAACATACGCCGCTCGATAGCTGACGGATCATACGGCCCGAGCAGCTACCACGAGTTCCAGATTTGCGAGAACGGCAAGACGCGCACCATACAGTCGGTCAGCAAGTATGACCGTATCGCACTGAACGCGATAATGCGCGTGGTGGAGCAACACCTGAACCGCACGTTCATAGCCGATTCCGCATCGAGCATCAAAGGGCGTGGCTGTCATTATCTGCATAAACGGATACGTCATGCGATAATGAGCCAGCCCGAGAGCCGGTACGTCTATAAATGCGACATACACCATTACTACGACAGCATCCCGCAGGAGGCTGTCATGGAGGTGTTTAAACGCCGTTTCAAGGATGCCCGGCTCATTGCTATACTGGAGCGTTGCGTCAATCTGCTGCCGCACGGCATAAGCATCGGTCTGCGGCCTTCCCAGGTACTCGGCAACCTATACCTGGATTATCACCTCGACCACGTGTTGAAAGACAATGAGGGCGTTGCTAATTACCGCCGGTACTGCGATGACGAGGAAACGAGGGCCGACAGCTACTATGAACTTACGCGCCGGGCACGTATCATGCACAGCCGCGTTGAGGCTGCGGGCCTGACGATAAAACCCAGCGAGCAGATGTGGTCGCTTGATGACCGCCCGTTGGATTTCCTCGGCTGGGTGACCTACGGAGACGGACGTGTCCGTGTCCGCAAGCATATAAAGCAGCGATTCGCCCGGCGTTGGGGACGTGTCAAGAGTAAACGGCGCAAACGTGAGCTGATAGGCTCGTTCTACGGCATAGCCAAGCACGCACAGGCGCGGCATCTGTTCAAGACCATAACAGGGTACAATATGAAGGATTACAAGGATCTGGGATTCAAGTACGTCACGGCAGACGGCAAAAAGCAGTTTGACGTGCGGCTTTATCAGATTTCGGAGCTTAACAATGAATCAATCATTGTCAAGGACTTCGAGGTTGACGTTCCTACGTCCCAGGGTGATAACCGCACCCTCGTACTCTTTCAGTCGGAGACGCTCGGTGACGGTAAGTTCTTCACCAGCTCGAAGGAGTTGCGTGCGGCGTTGGAGTTCGCCGCATCCGCGAATGAGATACCCTTCCGGGCCACTATCAAAAAGAAGGAAATAGGCAAAAACAAATTCAAATTCATTTTCGTATGAAACCATTTAAAGTAAATGCAGCAGAGGGTACTTCCCTCATTGAGAACGGAGGCAGTGGACGTTTCTACTTCCGCTGGGGTATGCATCCTTACATCGTGGAGGGTGAGCAGCAGGGCTACGAGGGCTTCGGCTGTTGGTTTGACGGTATGCCGACATTCGGTGATCTGGTGGATGCTATGATACGCGCCCGCTACACACTGTCTGACGAGTTGGCACTGCACCGCCAGCGTGACAGCAAGCCGGAGGAGTTCGCCGAGTACAACCAGTTTGCCGAGGCTTGCAAGGCAGAGGCCAAGCAGATGCTCGGTATCAGCAGCGCACCGGCAGAGAGCGAGAACCAGGGTGAGGGCGAATAAAGGCTGACGGGTTATGATTTTGCACCTGAATATGTACCCGACAAAGACATTGGCTGGGATAGTGGCAGGGTTTACGAGCGTCTTGTGCGAGAACCTACTGCCGCTATTCGTGGCCGTCATCGTCTTTGAGGTCATTGACTTCGTAACGGGTTGCATCAAGTCGGCGGTGGTAAGCAAGCGCAAGGGCGAGCGGTTTGCCTTTGAGAGCATCAAGGCATGGCGCACGATATACAAGTTCGTATTCATACTTATTGGTATTGTGCTGGCTGAACTACTGGATCAGACGTTCGGTAACGAGAGCCGCCTGAAACTCGCCAACTACTTCACCGCCTTTTGCTGTGGTGTCGAGTTCTGGTCGTTCCTGGAGAACGCCGCCGTCATCAGCGACCACCCTATCTTCCGTATGCTTAAGAAGGTGATGCGTGAGAAGGCCGAGGATGCTATCGGTGCAACATTTGAAGAAAAGGAGGCAGAGAAATGAAACTGCGATTGGAAAGACGCTGGCCGCGTGACGGGTACACCATTGGAGTACTCTTTATTGACGGTGACCGATTCTGCGAGACGCTGGAGGACACCGTGCGCAAAGGCAAGAAGGTCAAAGGTAAGACCGCCATACCTGCCGGAACGTACCGCATCCGCATGAACACCGTCAGCGAGAAGTTCAAGGATCGTGCCTGGGCCAGACCCTACGGAGGTATCGTGCCGCGCCTCGTGGCCGTACCGAACTTTGAGGGTGTCCTGATTCACCCCGGTAATACAGCCGCCGATACTGACGGCTGCATACTCGTCGGTAATAACCGCGAGAAAGGCAAGGTGCTGGATTCGCAGAAACGATACCGGCAGCTTATGGATGAATACCTCATACCGGCAGCGAGAGCCGGCGAGGAAATAACAATTGAGATCGTATGAACGAACAGGAACGCAACGACATGATGCGCGAGTACTACCTGCGCCAGTTGGAGCAGAACGGCGGCTGTGCCGGGCCGATGCTCACGCTGGTGCTGCTGGTGGTGCTATTGCTTGTCGGATGCCGCACTACCGAGTACATAACCGTGCCGGAGGTGCATACGGAGTACGTCTACCGTGACCGCGTGGATAGCGTGGCCGTACATGATTCGGTATATATAAAGGAACAGGTGAAGGGCGATACCGTTACTCGTATTGAGTATAGGTATCGCGACAGGTTTCGATATATCGAACGCATTGACACAGTTACGCGATGCGATACTGTTTCAGTTGTCCATACGAAGGTGGTGGAACACGTTACAAACAAGATGAACTCGGTGCAGTCGGCGTTCTTCTGGCTGGGATTGCTTGCGTTCCTTCTTTTAATCGGATATATAGCTTTCCGTATATTACGGTGGCGTTATCACTCATAAGTAATTAGGTTAGTAATTGGAACATGGTATTTCATGCACAAGGGACGGGCTCGCAGTGATGCGGGCCTTTCTTTTTCGGGTAAAATCGGGCTGAATTACTAAAAAAGATTAAATTTTCGGGTAAAATAATACACCATAACGAAATATGATATATATTTGCATCAGAAACGAAAACAAAAACAACCTATAACAACAGCGATTATGGAAAGAACAAAAATTTACATGGTAGAGAGAACAAAGTTTGAGGACGTAAATGGTACTCTGGTATTAAACAACATAATTATGATAATTTACGATTCGCTGGACAAAGCTATCCAACATATCAAGATGACAGCATCGGTTTATGATAATGTTGTACTGCGCAATGAGGACACCGAGGAAATAAGCGCACATTTTGAGAATAAGGGTATCAGGACAATGGAGAGCATCAAAATTGAGAGCGTATATTGAACACTAAACGGGAGGGGCAACCCTCCCACAATTATAAACCTATAAGTTCAACGATTATGGCAATTAAGTATTCAGGTCAAATTACAGGTACGCTGACCAACGTACAGACAAATTCAAAGGGAGAGAAAAAGACGTTCCACCTGCAGATGCGTCAGAGCAACTGCCTGGCAACGATCATCCACGTGTACAAGAATCCCGAGAGCGAGGGAGATTACGACAAGTACATTCACCAGCTCATCGCCTTTTTCGTAGACGAGCCACACCTGAAAAGGTGCGAGAAAGCCGAAGGCGGCTTGAAGGGCGTCTTTTATGGAGAGATCAAGGATATCAAGCTCAACCTTTACTATAAGGAGAATATCGTTATGCTTAAGCATTTCGTAAAGGCCGGCTGGAAGGTTAAGTGTTACTACAAAGAACCGAAAACGAGAAAGGTAAAGAAGTAATTAACCGGCAGGGCGGTGAAAGCCGCCTTGCATAAACCTATAAGACAATGTTACAACTAATCAACTATTCAGAAAAAGCAGTCGCACTGGTAGGCGACACCAGAGAGATTAAAGACGAGTTAAAGCGTATCGGCGGACGATTCAACGCTAAATTATCATGCGGCGCAGGCTGGATATTCAGCAACGCCAAACGTGCGGAACTGGAGGCACTGGTAGGCCGTAAGCCGGAGGATCACTACGCACATAGTGAGTTGCGCCACCCCGCAGTATATTGCGGTACATACGGCAAATATGCAGGCGGCAGCATCAAGGGAGCGTGGATAGATTTGACTACCTTTGCAAGCGGCGAGGATGCTATCAAGTGGATGTGCGAGGTGCTGCACAAGGACGAGAGCGACCCTGAACTGATGATGCAGGACTTTGAGTATTTCCCCGAGTGGATGTATGCCGAGTGTATGGGTGCGGCCCAGATTGACGAAATCCTGGAATGGTGGAAGAACGAGGGCAGCAAACCGGCGAAATCTCCAAAGATTGACAAGGCCCTGCTGGACGAGTACCGCGCAGAAATGGAACAGGTCGGACTGGATGCCGACTACCACTGCAAGAATGTGAGCGTGCTTGTAAAACTGACGGACGGGCGGTTACTGGCCTTTGATAAACCGAGCATTGAGACGCGCTTTTGTTTCGGGTACTCCGACTGCGGCCAGGGACAGAGTTATCAGGAGGCACGCAAGGCAGCCAACCGGGCCGCAACAAAGGAATACTTCATGCAGGAGAACCTCGGTAAGCTGGAGCGCGACATTAAGCGTCTGGAGGATAAGGACTACGACCTCTGCGTTCAGAAGTGCCATTGGAAAAGTGACCGCATTTGCTCAATTATGTGGGCGAAGAAATGGGACAGCGAGGGCGAGCGAGTACAGGATGCGGACAGGGCGGCTATCAAGGACGCTCTGTTACAGCAGAAGGCGATGTTTACGAAACGCCTGGAGGCATGGTGGAAACGTTACGGCGCGGAGAAACTGACGGTCTGGACTTATTGGATGGACGAATGATTGTTTAACCGGCGGGGCTACGGCCCTGCTATAACCTATAATGATATGAGTAGAGAAAGACATTTCAAGATTGTTGTAGAACGTTGCCCGAAGGGTAATAAAAGTTGCAACAAATGTGTGTATTATCGAGGTGTTAATGCCTTTGATGAGACAGTTACTTGTAATTACCCCGATAAGGGCCTGGGATAATGAGCAAAACGACAGGAACGAAACAGGGCCATATCGTACAGGTATCATGGCCGGACGGACGGCGTGAGTATTACTCCAGCATCGCCGCATTGGTAGTACGCGAGGGTGAACGTTTGGGAGTACAGGGCAACACAATCAAGTGCAACCTGTCACGCAAGGGCGTTTACGAGAGTAAGCGCGTGAGGGTTGAGTACGTACCTATATGGATAGCGGTGCGAGGGCCGAGAGAATAATTTGCACGATTCGGATAAACAAGTTACCTTTGTGCCGTAACATTGTTTCCGTAAGGAATCGTGTTCTTATAGGTTGGGAGGTTGCCGGACGCGGTAACCTCCTTTTCGTTTATAGCAAAAACACGGCAATAGACGCGCATATTTTGCCCGCTACGGCCTTTTCTATGGTAATACGATAACTTTATAGGGCTTGAAAAGAAATGCCGTTACAGCGAAGAAAACACAAGGTCAAGCATTCGCCGGTTGAGAGCATCTACCTTGCGGATATCCGGGTTGATATAAACGGCGGTGATGGCCGAGCCGTATTTGTGCCCCAGGGCGGCGGACACATCATCTGTTGTTGCATCCAATTCATTGAACGCCAGCGTTGCGTAGGTATGTCGCGCCCAGTTCGTTGAAAGCTCGTTAAAGGGCTGCCGGTCTATCAGGCGTTTCAATCCGTCATCTATGTGCTGCGTATAGTTACGGCTGGACTTGTAACGGTCGGCAATACAGAGCAGGGCACGCTCACCCCGGTAGCGTTCTATCAGGGCAGCAGCCTCCGGCCATACCTTGACATTATATAGTCGGCCAGTTTTCGAGCGGCGGTAATGTATGCGCCCGTCCACGTAGTCCGAGTGTTGCAGCAGGAACAGATCGGTTATATTGATTCCCAGCAGACAGAACGATAGCAGGAAAATATCGCGGTATTCACGTGCAAATCCCGTGCAAGGCAGGGCGATGAGCTGCCGCATTTGTGAGAGCGTGAGAGAGAGTTTGTCCGTTTCCTCGTACTGCATCTTGAAGTTCCTGAACGGGTAGTTCTGCGTCCACCCTGCCGTTATAGCTCCGTTCATCACGGCGCGTATGTTTCGGAAGTGAACGTTACGGGCATTGACTGACGGCGTGCCCGGCTGCATATCCTTATCCAGACGGCGCAACCATTCGGGCGTTATATCTTCAAGCGTCAGGCGGTCGGCATGAGGGCATAGCGTTTCAATCTTACGCCACGTACAGGCGTATAACTCCTGCGTGCGTGGTTTACGGCGTGACGCACCAAAGTCCGCGAAAGCCTTACCGAGCGTGACGGTTTCCTGATCGCCCTGTTCCTCCTTAATGATTCGGTCACGTATCTGCAGAGCAGTCATGCGGTGCAGCTCCCCGTCAGCCTCCAGGCGTAGCAGTATATTCTCTATATCGGTACGGCGGCGGTCAAGGTAGTTCGTTATCGTAGGGCCTTGTGGCCATTTGGAAAGCGGCAGGCGGCGCGGGCGTTGATTGTCTGCATCCCACTGATCCGGCATGAGCTTGACGGAAAGCGTGAGGAAGGCCGTCTGTCCCTTACGGCAAATACCGAGGCGCACCGGGTATGGCCCAGTGCCGGAACGGGTATCGAGATACAGACGCAGTTTCACTTTTCTTGCACGTATTTATGTCTTATAATGCCGTTTTATGTCGCCATTTGTCGCGGTCGGATAAAACAGAAAAGCGGCCTGAATTGCGTATCAGACCGCTCTCCTTTGTGGTCGGGGTGACTGGATTCGAACCAGCGACCACACGCCCCCCAGACGTGAGCAGTCCGCGCGTATCTCTCTGATTATAAGAGCGTATCAAGGAGGCCCTTGATTGTTTGCACAGTATTTGCACGTAAACGGTCTTTTTCCGACCTCTCACGCATCATCGGGCCTTCGCCCAGCAGCAGCCATTCCGCACTCACATTATAGTCACGGACGATGTATGAGAGCCAGGCTGTTTTGAGTATGTTCCGTTCCGGGTCTTTGCGCTGGTAGTATGCGAGGCGTTCGCTGATGTCATAGCGTTTACAGAACTCGGACACGCACGAGAGGTCGCCCTTTGTTATCAGTTGTTCCAGGGCGAAAAAGAACCGCGTGCTTACCTGCGGTGAAATAATGTCGTTCTTCATATAGTTATTGTTGCAGTTTTTCAATGATCCCGAGCAGACGGGAGTTCTGTTCTATGAGCCGGGCGTTCTCGTCCATAGCCTTATCCAATTTGTCAGCCAGAGCGAAGTCGCCGACCATGTTCCCGTTTCCGCTTATGGCCGTGAGGTGATTTGCGGTCGTGGTGTTGCCACCGTAAAGCTCGGCGGGAGAAATACCTACCACCTCGCAGAAACGTTCCAGGAATCCTGTTTTTATATCATCCTTTGACAGCAGGGCGGACAGGTTCTGTGCCGTCATATCCATTTTACTTGCCACGTCATTATTCGTCAGTCCGTTGGCCTTCATAATGCGTTTCAGGCGTTCTCCAGTCATAGGCAGAAATCAAATTTTTATACGAAAATTGAACTTTGCATAAAATTTTTGCTTAAAAGTTTTTTTCTTTCAAACAAACGCTTTATTTTTGCAAAGGATTTAATAAAATGTTTTGCAAAAAACTTTGCAAAGATACAATAAAAATTGGATAACAACTAACCTATAAGAGCGATATGGAGGCAACAATTGTTAAACTAACTCAAAAGCAATTACAGGCCCTTGATGACGCCATGTATGAACGCCTGGTTTATGAGTGCGGCTACTGCGATAAAGAGTGGTCGGAGGGTGAACTGGAGCTTGAATTTGACGGTGTGATTTACACCTTCGAGTATTACGGTGAGTATGAGACCTGGCAGACACGCAGGGCAGACTGGTACAGCCCGGCAGAGTATGACGAGCGTTGCCACTATGAGATAAAGGCTGCCTACTTCTATGACGAGGACGACGAGCGCATAGAGGTCGAGACAGGCCGCGAGAACGGTATCACTTTTTAATTAACCTATAAAACAATCAATTATGGAAAAAATGGATGTTATGATGAGAGCTTTGGCAGTAGGCACTTCTGCCGCTCATTTGTATGCAGGTAAGCATGACGTTGAGATTTCAACATCAAACGCAAGTTATGGATTCGGTGTTACAGTTTCCCTGTACCCCAGAGATAAGAACCGTGAACTGATACATGATAAGAAAGAGGACGGCAGCGAGGAATTAAGATCGCACAGATTTGATTTCCGCGAGTGGAACAGCCTGGATGTATTGATAAAGCAATTCCGCGCTATGAATAAGTTTTTGAACAACCCCAAGACGATAGGACTATGAAAAAGTTTTCAAGCGTATGGCTCATCGTGAGCCTGTTCGTGCTGCCCTGCACGCTCGATCTGGAGAACGCCTGGTGCATACTGTTTATCCTTGCTAACTGGTGGGGCAGTTTCAGGACGTTCAAGCGACACAAC